TTTCGTGCAAGGCATGTAGTACGTGGTGATATTGACACTAAAGTTGGCATGGCATTACATATTACTCTTAACAGCATTAAGAAGGCTTGGCAAGACTTTGATGGCACTCACGTCGTGATCTGCTTAGAAGGTCGTAGCTGGCGCAAAGACTATTACGAGCCTTACAAGCGTAATAGACAAGTTGCTCGTGATAAGCTTACTGTGCAAGAGAGTGAAGAAGACACAGCGTTTTGGGAGATCTTTGACGAGTTTAAGAACTTTATGACAGAGAAAACTAACTGTACTGTTATTCAGCATAAGCAACTTGAAGCTGATGATCTTATTGCAGGTTGGGTACAATCACATCCTAATGACAATCATACTATTATTAGTACAGACGGTGACTTTGCACAACTAATTGCTCCGAATGTAACACAGTACAACGGTGTAAGTAATACTATTATTACACACGAAGGCTACTTTGATGATAAGAAGCGTGAGCCTATTATTGATAAGAAGACTAAAGAAGCAAAGCCTGCTCCGTTGCCTGACTTTATGTTGTTTGAAAAGTGCATGCGTGGTGACACTAGTGATAATGTGTTTAGTGCTTACCCTGGTGTACGTAAGAAAGGCACTAAGAATAAAGTTGGCCTTATTGAAGCATACGAAGACAAAGGCACTAAAGGCTACAACTGGAATAATATGATGCTACAACGCTGGACTGATCATGAAGGCGTAGAACATCGTGTACTAGACGACTATAATCGTAATGTTGTACTATGTGACTTGACTGCACAACCTGCAGATATTAGAGAGATTATCGATACAACTATTGCAAACGTAGAACCTAAAGACATTAGTCAAGTCGGTATGCGTCTTATGAAGTTTTGTGCTAAGTGGGATATGCAGCGAGTTGCTGACCAGGCACAATATTATGCACCATCATTACAAGCGAGGTACCCTAAATGAATGCAAAGGAAATATTAAAGAATAAGTTTTGGATTGTTGAAGATAAAGGTGTAAAGTTTGGCACTATTAGTCTAAACGAAGATCAATATATACTAAGTACTCCGACTGGTACTAAGTTTTATCACAACGAAACATCACTCAATAAAGCACTTGATAAAAAATTAAGCTGGAGTGATTTAGAAATAACTGAAACATACAGCAAAGAAGTACACGGGTATCCTACTAATTCTTCGCCATTTAATCCTATGTATGATGTAAAACGTAAACTTCCATTATTTACTAAGAGCGATAAAAGTAAAAGTTTATATTGTGCAGGTTACTATATTATCAAATTTGATAAAGGTTGGGTTAAATCGTTTTGTCCTAAACAGATTACTGTAGAGCGCTATGCAACTAAAGGACCGTTTAAAACAGAAATCGAAATGCGTCAGGAGTTAAGTCGTGTCAACCGTTGAACCATTAAACACTACACCTATACAGCAGTTCATACAACAAACTAAAAATGCTGATACTAGTAATCAGCCAGAGATTAAACTAAATATTGCCCAAGCTAAACGTTTAGCATTTACATTAGGTGAAGTTATGACAAGACTAAATGGCGATCTCGAACAGTTACTTGCACGAAAGAACAGTGGTGCAGATGATGTAATTAAAATCAATATGGATGGCGGCGGCAACTGGTAGCATTACTGTAAAAAAGAGATAAATATATGCGTAGTTAACTAAAGGATACGCAAATATGAGCAGGCCAAAACCAACTGTATTGAAAGAGTTTGTAGATAAAAAGACTTATAAGACTGAGCAAATTTTGCGGTCTGATGCTATATGGGCAGTGTTCTTTCAAAATCATCCCTTCAATCTTAAAAGTGCAAATATGCTTACTAGTTATCCGGGTCCTAAATATAAGAAGACTAGTTTTTCTAATCCAGGGCATGCACTTAACCTTGCAAAAAAGCTAAACAGTTTATTTGATAGTGACGAATTTTCTGTAGTAAAACTTACTATCGGCGAAACAGTCACAGAATGAATTGGAAAGAAACGTACACCAAAATATTCCTTAGAGCTGCAAATAAGACTATAAACGAAACTGCTATTAAGGAATATCATCCTATATGGTGGAAGAACACTCGAGCAAAAGATTCCGGTGGACTACGTCTCACTGACGAAGGTTTTAGATTTATTACTGAAGATATCGAACTTACTACTTACGATGTTCCGTACCCTGCTGAGTTTGATCTTACTACTAATGTAGTAATTTGGATGGATAATTTTATCGACTGTCCGTACTACTTAGGACGACATGGAATTGTTGTTACAAACGAACAGAAGGCCATGGAACTACATTTGTTCAGTGGTGACATGCGCAAGTACGGCTTAATTAAAGCTATGAAGCGGCAAGAAAAAGATAATAAATCCTCCTAAAGTGGTTGACAAATCCTGTAGATGTGTTATTATATATGTATAGTTTAAATAAAACACAAAACAAAGAGGGTACTACAACATGGATACTTCAACTCGTACAGTTAGCCCAAATGGCGCAAAAGCAAGTATTAAACATGCACTTACTAAAAAACGTCCTATTTTCCTTTGGGGGCCTCCAGGTATTGGTAAATCAGATATTGTTAGTCAAATTACCGATGGCTTTTCAAATTCACATTTAATTGACATTCGTTTGTCACTTTGGGAACCTACAGATATTAAAGGTATTCCGTACTTCGACAGCAACTCAAGTACAATGGTGTGGGGCGCACCTAGTGAGTTGCCAAGTGAAGAGTTTGCTGCTCAGTTTGATCATATTGTTCTTTTCTTAGACGAAATGAACTCAGCGGCACCTAGTGTGCAAGCGGCAGCATACCAGCTGATTCTTAACCGTCGTGTTGGTACTTACAAGCTGCCAGACAATGTAATGATTGTTGCAGCCGGTAACAGAGAAGCTGACAAAGGTGTTACATATAGAATGCCTGCTCCGTTAGCTAACCGCTTTATCCACTTGGAACTTGCTGTTAACTTTAATGATTGGTTTGAGTGGGCTATCAACAAAAATATAAATAAGGATGTCGTCGGATACTTGACTTTTGCAAAAAAAGACTTATACGACTTTGACCCTAAAAGCCCTAGTCGTTCGTTTGCTACGCCTCGTTCGTGGTCATTTGTAAGTGAATTACTAGATGATGGTTTGAATGAAAACACTACTACTGACTTAGTAGCTGGTGCAGTTGGTGAAGGGTTGGCTGTCAAGTTTATGGCTCATCGCAAAGTTGCTTCGAGCATGCCTAATCCAACTGACATTCTAGCAGGCAACGTAAAAGAGATGAATAGTAAAGAGATTAGTGCAATGTATTCATTAACTGTTTCGCTTTGCTATGAACTTAAAGAAGCCTGTGACAAAAACGATAAAAAATTCGACTCTATGGTTAATAATTTTTTACGTTTTGCAATGGACAATTTCGATACTGAACTAGTTGTTATGGGCGTCAAGCTTGCATTAACTCAGTATTCATTGCCCATTGATCCAGACGAAGTAGAATGCTTTGATGAATTCCACGAACGTTATGGTAAGTATATTAAAGCCGCACAAGGCGCTTAATATTATAGAAAGTAGGTGCTTTTGTGCCTACTTTCTATTACTTTTTGGTTGACATACTAAGTAAATATGTTATAATATATGTATAAGTTAACAAAAGGGCGATGATAATGGCTACTAAAGATACACAAAGTAAACTAAAAAACTTTACTCCAGATCCAGATATTACTCCAGAAGCGTTAGAAATAATGCGTGTAGAAGTATTGGACCGTATTATTGTAGCTCGTGTAGGCTTACTGCTGCGTCATCCGTTTTTTGGTAACATGGCAACACGGTTGCGCATCCTAGCAGCAGATGATTGGCTTGGTACTGCCGCAGTAGACGGGCGCAATCTTTACTACAACACACAATTCTTTAATGCAATGAATAATAAAGAGATCGAGTTTGTTGTTGCACACGAAATTTTGCATATGGTATTTGATCACTTAGGTCGTAGAGAAGATCGTAATCCTATGATTTATAACATTGCTGCCGACTATATTGTAAACAATACACTAGTACGTGATCGTATTGGTACTATACCAAGTATAGTAGATTGCTATCAAGACTTTAAATACGAAGGGTGGACTAGTGAAGAAGTATACGATGACGTATACGAAGAAGCTAAAAAGAACGGTGAAGAATACTTAAAGCAACTTGGCGAAATGTTAGACGAACACCTTGATATGGAAGAAGGCGACGAAGGTGGTTCGGGCGGTAACGAGGGCGAAGATGGCAACGGCAATGCTACAAGTAAGAGCAAGCCTACATATTCTGAAGAAGAAGCAAAACAAATTAAAGATGAGATCAAAGAAAATATAATTTCTGCGGCACAAAGTGCAGGAGCAGGCAATGTTCCAGGTGCAGTACAGCGTATGATTAAAGAGCTTACAGAGCCTAAGATGAACTGGCGTGAAATTATTCGACAGTCAGTGCAAAGCACAATTAGAAGTGATTACACATTTAGTCGTCCGTCCCGTAAAGGACAAATGAGCGGTGCTATATTACCTAGCATGGACTTCCAAGATACAATTGATATTGCTGTTTGTATAGACATGAGCGGGTCAATTGGCGAAGTGCAAGGCAAAGACTTCCTAGGCGAAGTGCAAGGCATTATGGAAGAGTTTCCGGACTATAATATTAAGGTATGGTGCTTTGATACTAAGGTGTATAACGAAGAAGACTTTGAAGCAAATGATGGCAAAGACTTGTTAGACTACGAACTAATGGGCGGCGGCGGCACTGACTTTATGGCTAACTGGACATACATGAAAGAACAAGACTATGTTCCTAAGAAACTAATTATGTTTACAGATGGCTATGCTTGGGATAGCTGGGGCATCGCAGACTATTGCGATACAGTGTTTGTTATTCACTCACATCATGATAAGAACTTGCAAGCACCGTTTGGTCAAACAGCACACTACGAGGCAGCGGCTTGAAATTAAAAGAACCAAACGCTTTAAATTTTTTCGGATTGCGAAGGTCATCTGTACCTCCTCCGCACTTCGAATACATCCTTTTGCCTCCAAGATACAATCTAGATCAAAGTATGATTAAATGGATAGAGCAGAACCTTAGGGGTCGCTTTTATGTAGGCAAAACTGTTGCAGTATCTAATAGCAACAATATCGACAACATGACTAAAGTTGGATTTGAGGAAGCTAAAGAACTTTCTTATTTCACTTTGGCGTGTCCGTATCTAAAATACAATTAAATATAAAGACAATGAACATATAGGAGAATATTATGTCTGAAGATAAAAACGAAGTAGTACAAGATGCAGCAACACAGACAGCGGCACCAGAAGCAGGTCCTGAGTTAACTGTAAACGACTTATCACAAATCAAACAAGTTATTGATGTAGCAAGTCAACGTGGTGCATTTAAACCAAACGAAATGGTATCTGTTGGTACTATCTATAGTAAATTAGAAACGTTCTTAGCAGCAGTATCTGCACAACAAGAACAACCTAAAGGAGAATAATAATGGCTGACACAAAACACGTAGGTCGGATTATCAAAACTAAGAAAAAATGCGGAGTAGTATATCGGGTAGTACCCGGCGAACCAGAAAACTGCCTTGTAGTAATGACCGAAAGTTTAGAAGCTGCCGATCATGATTCGTTTATTAATTTAATTAATTCTACTACTGCACAGCAGGCAGAAGAGTTAGGTGAAGCAATGGCAAGGTCGCAACTATCAGACGGTCGCAACATGCTTGTAGCATTCCATACTACTGGTAGAATGCAAAAAGTAGCTTCTGCATTAGTAGAAGTTACACCTAACAATAATGCGTCTATTAACTTATCCGAACTAAACAACCTTATTGCTCAACAAAAAGGTGTTACTGTTTCAGATCTTGCAATCGGCGGTGCTAAGCCTCGGCCAGATGACGAAGGCAGTGTTAATGCAGCAGACGCTTATACTAGCGGCACACCTGTACGTGAAATGGGTGCAATGGACGAAGCAGTTACTTCTAACGAAGGTGTAATTACTGATGACATGCTTGCTAAAAAGTTCCGCAGTGATGCAGATCGGTTAAGCAAAGAAGCAGCAGACTTGCGCAGACAGGCTGAAGAACTAGTTCCAACTAAGAA